CTACGTTTGCACCCAGAAGAACTGGAGTTGCAAGAGTAACTGTTAATGTAGAATTAAATCCTGCACCTGATGTACCACCAGTTGTACCAGAAGGAGTAATTCCTGTGATTTGCAGATTCTGATAACCTAATGAAGAGTTACCAACTTCGAGGAAGTTACCAACCTGCAGTACGCTATTTGCTAGGTAAGCAGCAACAGCATTTGCTTGCGAAACAGAAGCATTTGCAAGACCAACAATTGTTGTTACAGTTACTGTTACATTAGCTGAACCGGTGTTAGATGTAAATGTAACCGATGCAATATTAGCACCAGATACTTGATCGTTTACCGAATTGTTGCTAATGACTTGTTGATATGCAGAAGGAGAGTCGCATACAGAGATCTTTAGGCTATTACCTGTAGTACCTGGATACTTAGCAACAAATGCGATAGAGTTATATGGAGAACCGGATGCCGCTGCGTAGTTTGAATTATAATCATCTACGTTCATAACTTCGATGTTAGCAGTTGCTAGTGGAGTGGCATTTGCACCAAGTACTGGAGCAACGGCATTAAATGCGCCATCTGTAACACGAACAACCCAAAGTTGATTTCCATATGAAAGGAAGTTGGCTGCTGTAAAGAATGTTTCATAGTTATAATCAGTTGGCTTACCAAAAACATTTACTACATCATTTTCAGATGTAACAAAAGATTTGATGCCTACTGGACCCCACTTAAAGATACCTGCCATGGCACCGATTGTGGTGGATACTGCGGGTACTGTAGTAGTTTGGTCAAACTCACTTACATTAACACCAGGACTAATTTGAATGGCCATTTTTGTCTCCTTCATACAAAAATAAAAGAAAGTAATATAGTAAAAGTTCTATTGGTATTTATAAAATCTGTAACTTTAATAAAACGATTTGAATATACCTGCATCTTCATCGAAATATGGATCTACTATTTGTGCAATATCATCTGCTGCACTGCCATTATCATATAATCCAAAGGGTAAAACATCATCTTCTGTATCTTCAATAAGTGTATTTCTGATATCTGTATCTGATACATCTTTAAAATAATTCTGATTTACTAACCATGAGAATAATACACAACACATAACTAAGTCATCATGGAAGCCTTCTTCTGCTTCATATGATGCATTGTTTTCAACAAAGCGAGTCATTTCAAATAATAAATCAAAATCATTAATAATAAGTTTATTGTTTTCTACAAGAGTTTTAAAGTTAGCACAACCAATACGTTTTACTTGTTTAGTAGTCTTTACACCCATTTGTGGTTTACGATTACCAAATCCGCCGGTAACCTTTTGACCAGCACGGCCTTTGATCTGTGTAGTCAATACTCCATCATATTCTAAGTCATGATGAAGAATATCAACTACTTGTTGACCAATATCATTTGTTTCAATAAGTACAAGTGCATTATTATAATGATTACCTAATTCATAGATAACATTAGGATACATAAGAGCCGGAATATCACTTCTTCTAAACTTACAAGCTATTCTATATGGAATTTCTGTAATATCAAATACTATGAATGCTGAATAATCAATATCAACGCCTCTTGAAGTATCAGCAACAAGAACATATCTACGATCTTTCATAGGTTGTTCATAAATGTCAACACCATTATGAGATATAAGAGGATTTTTATATGTAAGTTGTTGTAGCTTTTTAGAATCAATAAGTGTATTCGATGAACCTAAGAATTCACATTCAAATTCTTGTTGGAATTGTCTTTCAGAAGTATTTGAAATAGTTTCTTCACGCCACGCAGCATCTCTTCCTGGAATATTTGACCAGTGTACAGATACCCGTTTATACTTATTTCTGCCTTCTTCTGAATCTGTCCAAAGTTTATAGAATAGATTCATTCCTTTAGGTGTTGATGTAATAAGAATCTTTGTCTTCTGACCTGCAGTAATAGCAGGATAAACTGAAGTCATAAATTCTTCTTGAATATTTGTAGGTACGAATGCAAACTCATCAAGATATACGAGGTTCTGTGTTGTACCACGAATAGCATCTGATGATGTAGATGATGCAGTAATAACTGAATTATTTTCGAGTTTCATATGACTCTTTGCCCATTCAACTACACCTTGTTGTAACCAAATAGGAACATGCTCAAATGCTAATTGAATTCTTGAAAGAATTTCTCGTGCTTGTTTTTCTTTGTTAGCTAGAATAGCAATCTTGAAATTGCTCTTGAATAAAACATACCAAAGTAATAATGCTGCTACAGTAGTAGTCTTACCAACCTGACGTGGCATCTTACAAATAACGAATCGGTTATCAATAGCAGACTTAACCATTTCTTCTTGGAATGGCCATAGCTCAAAGTTAATAAGACCATGATCTGGATGAATAATTTTTACATATGTTTTAATAAAATAAATTGGATCATCACGACACTTTAAGAATTCACGAATAGTATCCGCATTCCATTCAATTCCAACTCCAGCTCTCTTAAGATTACTATTTCCTAAGAAGTTAATATTATCACTCATCTTTTTTCAACATATCTAATAATTCTTGAGTTGTACCAACAAATAAATTATTGTTAATGGTTTCTTTATTATTGATTGTAATTTCTTCTTTTCTTAGATCTTTTCTTTTCTTATGTAAATCTAAAAGATCTTTATTAGCTTCTCTCATAGTATTCAGTAATGCTGCCACAACTTCAAATGCACGAGGATGTTGAGATTGTTTTGCAATTTCTAGCATCTCTTCAAGAGCATCATGAGAAGTTTTGATTGTGTCATACATCATTGATCGCACATAAGCAATATCTTCATCTTGTTGCTGTCTGTCTACGGCAGCAGCATCAGAATCGGCATAAACTACAACGTTATTCTCTTTAACTAAAGGCGTAACATTTAGAATATCCGCCATCTTATCTTTTTTGCTCATGTATTAATCTGCTTTAAAACTCAGTAATATATCCATAATTATCAGTTAGGAAAATATTATTTGCTGGAATGGACGCCGATGCATTAGAAGTTGGCTGGCCATTTGCTGTTAATCCTGGTATAATATTAAATAAATTTATATTTTCAGCATTTACTGAAATATTCTTAATAATTGGTCCAGAATTAATTGGACCGTAAATGTATGCTTTCATAGTAAAGTTTAATGTCCAAATAATGAACTCGTCTGTTTCAAAACTATCTTCATAATTATCATCATACGATATATTATTTAGTATAATTGGTATAGTTGTGTTTCCATAGTCCATATCGGGAATTAAATTTACTGAAGTGTTTAAAACTGGAGTAAAATATGGAATAATTTGCTCAACAATTCTAAATGAATCATCTGCATTTCTTGTAATAATATTCATTTCAAAATCTATATCATACGGCACTGGATTATATTGAGTTTTTACAATATTTCCATCTGTAGTTTTTGCAAGATTCATATCAATATTTGATAACTTTCTATCAGATGCATACTTAAAAGATGTAATTTGATATGCAATCCTTGGCCAAACCTGAGAAATTGGTCTGCGGAGATCTGGATTTTGTGCATCACGAGTCAAATATCTTTGCTTTGGTCCATATCCAATTGGAACTTGAATTGTCATTACTTGATTATTAGACGTATCAACTCGCTCTATATCAATATTATTGAATAAAGATCCAAATAGTACTACATATGTTTTAATATTAGCAAAGTAAAAAGGATTACCAAACATTTTTATTTTCCACGAAACGGATTAACAGCAACAAAACTTATACTAATATCTTCACCACCAAGCAATGCATTTTGTGCTGTAGAATCTTTTTGATCTGGTTCAGCAGTTTCAATAATAATATTTCCAACATCATCTGATAATAGTAATTCATTAGAATCATTTGTTAATCTATCACCTAATGTGCTATCAGAATAGGTTTTTTCAATTTCATCTATTATATCATTACCTGTATCAAATTCTTCATTAGAGTAATTGAATCTCTGACAACGGAGTTCAAAGAATTGCAGTCCACCAGTCTGATAGTATACTGCT